TGAGGACTAACTTAATTAAACTAGGAGCTTAATGTATTTAGTTAATCTAGATAAGACTGGCAAGGTCATAATGGACGACAGCGTAAATGCTGTAGAAGAGTTCAGAGAAGTAATATCAACGAAAGGTTTAGGGATGAAGGGAATGTTGTATGTATCGCTATTCTGCGACTACGACAGTATATACCGTCATTTTACAGACACTGAACGAGCTCGTATGATAGGTAGTGTTATCTTTAACAACTACGACTGGAAGGGTTCAAAAAATCCGAAAATCGCTAACGCGATACTGATGTATAAGAAATTACAGTTTGACCCTCTTGACGCTCAGCTTCTCGCTTTCAATGAGAAGATAAACGAGTACACGGACCTAATGAAGAAGGTTACGATAGAGGAAGACAATGCGTTGGACTGGCAGAAGATAATGATTGGTATAGATAAGATACTATCTACAAGACAGAAGTTGTTGGATGCTATCGAGCGTAGAGGTGCTCGTACTAAGATTTCAGGGGATGGTGAGTTAAACTATCTAGAAAAGAAACAATCAGTATTAGATAAGAATGGGTAACATTAAGAAATACGCTCCTATTATACATCAGGGTATTCCTGATTTCAATCCAGAAAGCGTTTCATATAGAGAATTTTGGGATGAGCAAATAGAGAGATGCAAGCACGGGTATAAGCCTCCAGGGATGGATTTCATTACTGGTAAACATTATTATTATCTAAACTTCTATAAAATTTTAGGTAATTCTGGTGAGAAGGGTGGTCGTAAATCTCTTATCGCTCCTTGGTATAGAGACATGGATAAGGAATACTTTGACTTGTTCGATACGTGCAAGGAAGAAGAGAAAGGAATGATTGTTATTAAGGCTAGGGATAAAGGGTTCTCTTATATGAATTCTGGTATCCTAGCTCAGGAGTATACATTTTACCCACACAATGAAGTAGGTATTGCAGCTGGTTTACAAGTTACAGCCGATTCATTTTTCCAAAAAGTTAAGAAAGGTTTATATAATCAAGAGAATATCTTTAGGCATTCTATTTTAAAAGATGCTGATGAGGTAGTTCGTTCTGGTTATAAAAGAAAAAATATCGAAGGTAAGTGGGAGATTGGTGGTTTCCAGTCTGTTATACATTGCCGTACAATGAGTAATCCTGAAGTATTTAAAGGAGAGCGTTTATCTGTTATGGTATTTGAGGAAGCTGGGGAATTTAAAGAGTTACTTAACGCTTATATGTCATCGAAAGCATGCTTCATGGATGGGAACGAACAATTTGGTGTTCCTATTATTGGTGGTACGGGTGGTGATATAGAAACCTCTTCTAAGGATTTCATGGATATGTATTATAATGCTGATGCGTTTAATCTTATCCCTATGTTTATTCCTGCTACAAAATGTTACCATGGGTTCTTTGATACTAAGACTGGAATCTCTCAGGAGGCAGAAGCAAAGGAAAAGCTTATGGCAGAGAGAGACCAACTGAAGAAGTCAGACAATCAAAAGGGTTTCAATCTTCATATACAAAACTATCCACTAACCGTAGAGGAGGCATTCTTACAGACTAAGTCTTCTATGTTTAACGTAGCTAAGATTAACGACCAAAGGAGCGCTATACTTTCCAGTAATACGCTAACTAATCAAGTACAAAAAGGTTACTTAGAATGGGAGGGTGAAGAAATGAGTGTTAGATGGATACCAGATGGTGCTGGACCTTATAGAATACTTGCTCACCCAAAGACAGAATACAAAGGCTTAGACATTGGAGGTATTGATTCTTATGACCAAGACCAGGCATCTACAGATTCTTTAGGTTCTGCTGTTATATATAGGAGATTTTACAGTACTGAGATGGCTAGTAACTACGTTGTAGCCGAGTACACAGAAAGACCAAGGACAGCAGAGGAGTTTTGGGATGGGTGTCTTAAACTGGCTGTTTACTATAACTCAGAAATGTTAATAGAATTTACCAAAATAGGTATTATTGACTACTTCAAGAGAATGGGAGGTTTAAAGTTCTTAAAAGAAAGACCTACGGCAGCTCACTCTCCAAAGACTGTAAATAGAAATAGGTACGGTATCCAAATGAACAAGCATACTAAGGCTGTGATGGAGCAATACCTACAGAAATACGTAGAAGAAAACTGTGACGACATATATTTCATTGACTTATTAGATGAATTAGCTAACTATAGAGTACGAAATACGGATAGGGTTATTGCGTTTGGGTTGTGTCTTATACATGACATTGACATTTACGAAAAAAGTGTTAAATTTGGGGAGTCAGAACAAAAAAACTTAGGATTCGTATACTACCGTAGAGAAAATGGTAGGCTAGTACCGTATAAAGAATAAAAAAACTATGGGTTTAAAAAAATACTCTTTTCCAAGACAGTCTATATCCGACAGCGAAAAAGATTTAGAATGGTGTAAAGAAAACTTAAAAGCTATTACTAAGTATGTTGGTAGTAATAGTAGTGGTCCTGAATCTAAACTTTCGGGTAGAGAAAAAGATATAGCTAATTATAATCTCTATAATGGTCATTTAAATGCTGCTGATTATGAATACATAACAGACCAGTACGGAATACCTTATCCTGCGCAATTAGCAAACTTCCCTTTAATATCTACTAAGATTGACTTATTAGTTAATGAAGATGGAGAAAGACCTTTAGATAAGAAAGTTAAATCAATAAATAAAAAAGCTGCTATAAGAAAAGAGAACTTTAAGGTCTCTATGGTGGTAAATAAACTATTGAAAGAAGTAAAGCACGAGTTCAAAGAGAAGTTTGGAGTCGAAGCTGAAACTGAAAACGATAAATTCCCTATACCAGACGACATAGATGAATATATGCGTTATGAGTATAAGGAGCTTATAGAAGAGGTTTGTCAGGACGGGTTAGATTACCTTATTGATAGATACAGACTTAAAGATACGTTCAGAGATGGACTGAGAGACTTCTTAGTTACAGGTAAGGTATTCTACAAGGTGTATATCAAAAACGGAGACCCGTTTACAAGAAGAGTAGACCCTAGAACCCTTATCTGGGACAAGACAGTACAAAGCGATTACTTAGAGGACGCTCAATGGGCAGCCGAAGAAAGATGGCTTACTGTTAATGAAGTTATAGATGAGTATAGAGATGATTTAGAACCTAAAGATATACAGAAGTTAGAAGAGCTTGGTGCTATTAATAGTAACGAGGGATTGTCTAATTTCAATAGTGAGTTTGATTGGGTGGACTACTCAGAGAACAAAGGCGTAAGATTACGTATTGTTACTGCTGAATGGAAGTCTATTAAAGAACTTAAATACAAAGTTTCAGAAAACAAACACGACCCTAAGACTCCATTTAAAAAAATCGTAAAGACCGACTATAAATCTCGTAAAAACGAGAAAATGGAAAGTATTTTCGTAGACGATGTATGGGAAGCTACAGAGATAGCTGGTCAAGTATGGGTTCAATGTAGAAGACGACCTAATCAGGTTCGTTCAGTGGATGATGCAGGTAGTACACCTCTTTCTTATGCTGGATGTATACATAACCACACAACTGGTAATAGTAAGTCATTAGTTGATTTATTACGCCATACACAAATGCTCTATAACATTGTACATTACCATATAGAACTTACATTGGCTAGAGCTGGTGGTAAAGCTGTTATATATGACGTTGCACAATTACCTACTAATATTGGTATGGATATGCAGACTGTAATGTATCACTTGAAGACTGATGGGGTAATACCTATCAATAGTATGCAAGAAGGTGGAGATGCTACTAAGTTTAATCAATTCCAACAGGTAGATTTTACTTTATCTAGCTCAGTACAGCAATTAATAAACCTTAAGCTTATGCTTGAGCAAACTGCAGGACAAATATCTGGAGTATCACCTCAAAGAGAGGGTGCTATATCTCAGTATGAGTATGTTGGTAATGTTCAGCGTTCTGTAGTACAATCTTCTTTATCTACAAAGGGTTGGTTTCACCAGCACAATGAAGTGAAGAAAATGGTATTCGAAAGACTTTGTAATCTTATGAAGATAAGTTGGTCTGAAGGAAAGAAGGCAGGTTACGTATTAGGAGATGGTGGATTTAAGTTCTTAAATGTATTACCTGATATTGCATTAAATGACTATGGTATATTTATAGGAGATTCTGGTAAAGATGATGCTATGAGAAAAATGGTTCAAGAGATGTCTGCACAAGCACTACAGAGTGGTAATTTATCTTTATTAGATGCTATTAAAGTTCTTAAGACTGAAAGTCTATCTGAAGCTGAAGTTGTTTTAGAAAGAGGATTAGACG